GAGTTACAGTTTCACCTACTATAAAGTCTCCAGAACCAGCACCACATGTCATTTGAACTTGATATGAGAACTGGTCTTCTATATTGTCTAGTTCTGCAATACCAACATCGATTGTTTCGTGTGAGTACTCGAATGTTTCAACTTGTAGTTTAAATACATTAAGTTTACCTAACTGATAGAATGGATTTTCGTGTTCTACGAACCTTATTTCAAATACTTGGTTTCCAAGAGGGAAGTAAATTAAATCTCCTTCTTGAGGTCTTGTTGATGTTGCAAGATTAGCGTCTAGTGATATAAACCTTTGCCAAGTTCTTCTTGATAGAATGAATGTTGCTTGGTCTCTAACTTCCACACCAAATTTTGAAAGTAAGTCCCCTTCTCCCTCAAACCCTTCGGTGTTTTCGATATACATTTCAACCATGTATGCATCACCAAACTTGGATGATGTATCTTCACCAAAGATTTCATCCTCATCCACGATTTTTCGTGGAAGGTAGTAACACTCATGTCCATAGAATCTAAGTGATTCTACAACCAAGTCTTCATGCAGATTTTGTTCTGATTGAACTGCATGGTTAAAATAAACATTAGTAGGCATTGATTACCCCATCATTATAGCAGATTCAGTCTGTAATAAATTACTTTGTTCCTCTAACTTTTCAATTTCTGTATTTGCATCTTCTAGGATTTGTCTTCCTTGTAAGGTAACTCCGCCTGGCAACTGAATACCTTCGAACTTAGATAAGTTCTGACCCCACTGTCTTTTTATAAGTGCAGTGACATATTTTTTCAACCAAACATCATTGTATACATCTGTAAATTGACTTGGGTCTATTTTCCTATAACAATCAATAACAATCCACTCTCCAGCTGTAACTGCATTCGACCAGTCCATATCTAGGTACAATCTGTTCTGTGCTTTGTTGAATCTAACTGGAACTTGACCAATTAGAATCTCATCCAATAATTGGATATGATTTTGCACCATTTCATATTGTATTATAGATGTAGAAGAGATGTCGTATAGGTCATTTAACCTTAACTGATATCTTAAGTCAAACATGTTTAAACCAGATTTATCTACAAATGGAAATACTCTTAATACTGAATATACTGATTCTGGAAGAACAACATATCCTTGACCTTCTTTAAAAGTCATATTAGTTGATATATGTGAACCAGTAGATGATTGAGCCATACTTGCATTATTCTTTTGGTTTGCAAGGTCATTATCATTGATTTGATGTTTTAAATATGTACGAATAGTACCATCATAGTGGTACTCTGCAAAATATTGTAATGCATCATCTATGATATCATCAATCTGGTCATCGTCTACATTAATATCTATGACTGGTTTGCCCAGTTGTCTTAATGCATATTCTTTTAGTGTTGCTTTGCTGTTTGGAGCTGCCATAACATAATCCTATTTAGAAATTCTTTTCTTCTATAGGTTATTTATGTTATTTCTGATTTGAAAGTAGGAAATCGTCTAATTTTCCATCTATTTTTTCAATAGACTCTATTAGTGGTTTTATTGCTCTTGCAAGGTCATCTTTTTGGATATAATCTCGTGCAACCTCTTCTCTAGTTCTATTAAGAAGTATTTCAATTCTCTTCAACTCATTTGCTTGGTTAATTACCCACCAGCCGACTCCAGCTGCACCTGCTGTTAAAAGAAAATTCCAGATTAAATGAAACATCTCTTGTTCATTACCCATTATTGATTGCCCTCGATTGTATAGTACTATTTAGGAATTGCAAGATTTCCATCTGGAAGCACTTCTAATTCTAAAACATCATTAAAATTAACAGAACCACCCATAGCTCTGTTTCTATCACCTGTCGGTTTATGTATGAAACTGTTATTAAATGCAATTGAGATTCTTTCAAAATCTGTAGTATGTGGTTCAACAAAGTGTAACATTGCAGAAGGAAATAATAATAAGTCACCATCTTGAGGTATTAAACCAAAATGGTCTGCATCCCTACGAGACATATGTGGAAAATCTGACATGTGTTTTGAATGACCAGATAAGAATTGTATTAGACCATCTTGTCTACTATTCTCTGGCATATGTACATAGAACGCACCACTATACCAACAGCCTGGATGTGTATGTGCATTGTTGTAGGAATTTTGATAATTTATATTTACCCAATAGTTTCCATGGTCTACTTTATACTCATTCTTTTGCTCACCCATAAAGAATGGAAAAAGTTCATTATCAAAAACTTTTTCAACACCATTTAATAAAGATTGGAATATGGGTCTATCATTTACACCATCATTGGACTGCCAACCACTAGAATTATTAGAACGATTTCGACCAACTGGGTCTTCCTTCCTCATTGTATAACACTCTTTTTTCATTGCGTCAAGTTGTTTTTTGGTTATATAACCTTTGTCTATTAGATTTGTTCGGAAAACATTCCATGGAAATAGTGGTAAAAACATTACTTAAACCTCTTTACTGTTGATAATTGTTTTCTGTAGAAGTGTTTGTGTTCTGGAATCTTATTCTCACCAGCACCTCTGGCCTCTAAAGTTTTTACAACTGGGTCTTTCATTCTTTCAAGAAGTTCTTTTTTTGAAAGGTACTTTATTGTATGCTTCCAAGGGTATCTTACAAAAGGTACAACCTGTACCAGTGGTGTACCTTTGGGAATAATAAAACTATTATCTGATTTTGGATAAAAAATACACATATTATTAGTGGTTACTTGATTGAATGCATCTGTATCAATAATTCCTTGCCATGCATGGAAGTAAGGATTATTAAATAGAAATGGGTCTAACCAATATGTTGAAGTTCCAGGCGGTGTCGTTATTAAGAAATCAACCTTAAATTTAAATGCCATCTTATCATCAAATCCACTACCTCTTGTCTGTGCAGCTGGATGACCCCCTATAACATAATTATTATCTAATTCTTCTACAAGAAGTTTATGTTCCTTACAATAAATGTTTATATTATCAATGAGTGTTTTACTTCCAGTCTTATTGTATTCTTTAACAAGACTTTTAAGTTTTCTAAATTTTTCTGAATGTATATCGTCTTTTAATGCAAGTGCAAGTGTAATAGGTTCACCTTCTGGGTTTGGAGATAATACTACAAGTACTGTATGTCGGTTTCTTATTAGATAACCCATATTCATCCAGTCTTGCATGGCAGGACATTTTTTAATAGTATCGGTATGATTATCAAAGTTTTCAACATCCATAGGAAGTTTCTTAAACCATTCTGGTCTAACTTTCTTTGCTGGGATGGGTTCAAACAAACTATTCTCTGTGTCTTGGACACATTCAAATAGTATTTCCATCTCTTTTATTGGGCATTCGTCCATAATCTCTCGTGTAAATAATATAACAGTATCTTTATAATAAAGTCAAAGGTCATAATTGCACCAGCAACTTCAACTGAACCTGTTATCAATAATCCTATTAATCCTGTTGTAACTGTTGCAATAATTCTCCATGAAAAAGCTTTTGCTAAAGACTTATGATGTGAATCCAAGCTGTCTCCTAATTTCTGTTGCAGAAATTGATTCTGTCTCCTTGTCAAAAGATTCCTGTTCTATTTTATACCCTACATCTCTACCATAAGTAATGTTGACAACATTTGGTACTTTCTGTATAATGTAGTGTACATTTTCTTCGTATCCTTCTCCAAGTAGATACATTTTAATATTTTGTTTAACTGTTTTAAAATCAAATGGATTTTTTGCAGTATTCTCCATTGCACGAATCATAATAACTACTTGTCCTGTTTTATCAAAACATCTTTTGAACAGTGCAAGATGACCATCATGAAATGGTTGAAACCTACCTAACATTTGTGTAGTAGGTTTAGTTTCATCAAATCTTCTATTTTCTGCAAGTAATTCCCTTGCAATAACTTCGGAATGGAGTTCACCATTTTGGTCTTCTACCCAATAGTCAACTTCATTCTTGAGTGGTCTTTGAAATGCTTTATTGGTATCTGCAAATCTACCTTTCTCTATAGTATCCATAAAGACAATGTAGTCTGGATTTAGTATCTGTCTTCCTTGAGTAAATGGACATACGAAATCCATAATTGCAAAAGGCTTCTCTGATTCTCTACATAGGTCTTTCATTCTATGTACTTGTCTGAGTCTACCTTCTTCTGAAAAATCCCAATCATCGTGTTGGGCTCGGATTGCATCTGCATTGAAATGGTCTGCATCTAAATGTTCAAGTAGACATTTTGAGATGTAGGTCTTTCCACTGCCAGGCAATCCAAAAATTAAAATTGTTTTTGTTTTCATAATAATACTTATGGTTACTCCCAGAGCCTACATCTGTCTCCACGAATTACCATACTTGTTCTAAAAGGAAATCCATTTTCCTTAGTATATTTGGCTGATGGTGCTGGATGTCTATGTGTTACTGCACCATTCATTACTACCAAACGATTAGGTTTATATTGTAGTCTACCTATTTCATATTGGTCTTCATCTTCTGGAATACCACTAATATTATGGTCATGATACTCTCTGTTATAGAATATTAAATCACCACCCCAATCTTCTTCCCATCTCATTTGGTCATAATATAAAAAAGATAAATTAGTAAGGCATGAGTCACTTAAATTAGTATCTTCATGTACTGTACCATCTTGTCCTATTGTTTGACCATTGAATCCACAATATTGAAAGTACTCCCAATCAAATTTAAAGTCTTGTCTTATTTTATGGATAAACCAATCAAGTATAGGAAATCTATATCCTTCTTGGTCTCTTGCTAAAACATTTTCCTTCCACCAAGAATTCTGAACAAATCTTTTGTTGTTAAAGTTGTAATTATGATATTCGTGGAATTTTCCAAAGTGTTCTTGCATCCCATTGCTTTCTTTAACATTAATATAACAACCTTCACCCCAATAAACATGTTGATATTCATTGTTCCTAAAGACTTTATTCTGTCTTCCCCAGCTTCTAACACCCTCTCTCCAATCATCCCAAGAACCCCATATAGGTTTAGGTAAATAATTATCTACCACCCATACTTGTTTGAAGGGAAGGGATTCTATTGGTTTGGGTTTATCAAGATATTCAATTGTCAAAGGAGATTCTAACCACGAATAGTTGTCGAGATATTCATCGACATTATGGTTAAATACTCCACTTCTATGAGGAAGTTTAATCTCCTTTTTAGACATAAGTTATACTGCTTTCTTGTCTTCACCAAGGTCGTCTTCACCACCATGTACATCTAATGTATCAGTGTTGAATCTTTCATCTACTGGTATGTCTTCAAGAAAGTGTTCTATTCTTGGATATTCTGCAACAGATTCACTATAATGATTAAATTCTTTTAAATCTTCATCCATAGTTTGTCTAAGTTCTTCACATATCCTTTCAGCTAAACCATGTGCAAAATCCATCCATTCCAAAACTCTTCTTGCAATTTGTCTTCTAGGGTCTTGAGAACCCTCTCTTCCAGATATCATCATATCTGCTCTATCTACAAATCTACAATGTGAGCTAATATCCTGTACTATTCTATCAATTCTGTCCAGAGTTTCATTCTGAATATCATCTACATATTGTTTTGCAAGAGTCAATTCTAATGGTGGTTCACAAAGTTTAACATACTCATCAATTTCAGACTTTTGCTCATCTGTCATTTTTATAGTCTCGTCACCCAATTCAATTTCAAACATCTCTTCGTGTGGAATAAAGAACACATAATCATAATCAAATGAAAATTGTGGTTTGTCTGCCCTCTCGTAATTCCAACGCAGGCCTCTTTCACTGGTTAAATGTAAAACATTATCGTGGTCATAAATCAATAGCATAATAACTCCTTATAAACTATAAGTTATACTTGTAGCTACAAAATCCTCTTTGGTAATAAAATCTTCTCCAGTTAAAACTGAAAAGGAAAATCCATTACCTAAGTCCTTTGATATTGAAACTAAAGTTGTTTCTTCATCTTCTTCAAAGTAATTATAGATAATATCTATTTCTACAAAGTCAATGAATGGAACATTTAAGGTAGCAGATGCAAACTCATCTTCTATCTCATCTTGTGTTTGAGCATAGAATAAAGTTAAACCTACATCTACAAATTCAATTTCACCATATACTTCTTCAAAGTCATAAGATGATTCGTCATATTTGTAATCAATATAACCAACATCTATGTTTACATGGTTCTCTATAAGTGGGTAACTATAGCCTGCATAAAAGTCTAATTCTCTTTCTGCATCACCAAAGTTAACATCGGATGTCCATGCACCAGCATAGAATCCAGAATTGTGGGTATAATCTACGCCAACTTGAAGAGCAGAACCATCACCTTGTGACATTCCTCTCCATATGTAATCGTTGGTTATTGTAGCTTGACCACTAAAGTCTGCACTTGCACCAAGAGATGCAACTGCACATAAAACTAAAAATAAGTTTTTCATAATATATCTCCATAATATAATCTATACTATTATATAGTGTGCTTGGTTTGGGTCTATGCTGGAGGCCAAGGTTTGTTTATATCTCCATCCCATGTAGACACTGGTCGAGTAGAAGGTCTAGTCGAAGGTCTTGTTGCAGGCCTTGTTGAAGGTCTGTTTGCTGGTCTAGTATTTGTCTGCTCATAGTTAGCAGGTCTGTTAATAGTCTGTTCATAGTTTGCAGGCCTATTATTTTGCAATTGAGTAGGTCTAGGTATCGTTTGCTCATAGTTAGCAGGTCTAGATGTTTGATAATTTGTTGGTCTAGGTATCGTTTGCTCATAGTTTGCTGGTCTACTATTTTGTACTTGAGTAGGTCTAGGTATCGTTTGTTCATATGTAGTAGGTCTACTATTTTGTACTTGAGTAGGTCTAGGTATTGTCACCTCATAGTGTGACGGCCTAGAGGTCTGATAAGTTGTAGGTCTAGGTATTGTCACCTCATAACTAGTAGGTCTAGGAATTGTTACTTCATAACTAGTAGGTCTAGTTCCATGACCAGTTGTCTGATAATACTGTGGTCTAGTTGAATGACCTTGTGTTTGATAAGTTGTAGGTCTAGGAATTGTTACTTCATAACTAGATGGTCTATGATTTTGAATCTGATAAGTTGTTGGTCTAGTTCCATGTCCAGTAGTCTGATAATACTGAGGTCTAGTTGCATGTCCAGTAGTTTGATAATACTGTGGTCTATGATTCTGTATCTGATAATTATAAGGTTGTTGGTTTGAACCACTTATTGGATTCCAAGGCCCCTCTGGTTGGTATATTGGTAGTGTTGGTGCTAATGGGTTAATTGGTACTAACTGTGCATTAGGGTACTGGGTCTGAGAAGCACCAGCACCAAATTTAGGGTTCGCTGCAATATACAACTGAACTTGATAAGTCTGTGAATATGGTACAGGCCTGTAAGCATGACCCTGTGTTTGATAATACTGAGGTCTGTGATTCTGAATCTGATAGTTATATTGTGCAGGCCTATGATTCTGAATCTGGTAATTATATTGCCCAGGCCTATGTCCTTGAGTCTGATAATTAGTTGGTCTATTAATAGTCTGTTCGTAATTAGCTGGTCTATGGTTTTGAATCTGATAATTATACTGTTGAGGTCTATGATTCTGTATCTGATAATTATATTGTCCAGGCCTGTTAATAGTTTGTTCATATGTAGAAGGTCTATTAATAGTCTGCTCATAGGTTGCTGGTCTTGAATTCTGTACTTGAGTAGGTCTTGGTATAGTCTGCTCATAGTTCGCTGGTCTAGAAGTCTGATAATTAGCAGGTCTAGGAATTGTTACTTCATAGTTTGCTGGTCTAGAAGTCTGATAATTAGTAGGCCTAGGAATTGTTACTTCATAGTTCGCTGGTCTTGAATTCTGAACCTGTGTGGGTCTTGGAATTGTTACTTCATAGTTAGCAGGTCTAGGAGTCTGATAAGTTGTAGGCCTAGGAATCGTTACTTCATATGTAGTAGGTCTTGGTATAGTAACCTCATATGGTTGTTGATAACCTTGTTGATATGGTTGCTGATACGGCTGTTGATAAGTTTGCTGAAAAGGTTGTTGTACCTGTATTGTACCAGTTTGGAATTCCCATCCGCCAGGCGTTTTTCTTTTTACATCAACGACAGATTTCCAACCAGATGGAGTTTTTACTCTCCATCCTGTTGTATCATTCCACCCGCCTGGAGTTTTTACTTTTGAACTCATTAATCAATTTCCTCATTCATTATATATTGTGCTTATGAGTATGTTATCCAGATATCACCTACTGCTCCATCCGAACCACCTGGCCCTGCACTATGTATGAATACATTTCTCATTGCTTTTGCACTTGAACCTATTGTAGTATAACTTGTTGTAGCTGCACCACTAACTGCTAATCCAGTTAAAGTACCCACACTTGTAATTGCAGTCTGAGCTGCACCTGTTACTGTAGCTGCAGTTCCAGAAGCATTACC